CCCCTCCTATTTTTTTTTATTATTTTGGGGGGGTCTCATAGTCCATACTAAATCGAACTTTCGACCTTTACATCTTTTCAAGGATATTTACGAACTGCTGGTTTGTAATTTTGTGAATGCTTTTTACTTTATTATGCATCCAATCCAAGAATTTTTCCATTCTGTCTATTTTACTTTTCATCTTCTGGATATTTCGTAACCTCTATCCAAACCTTTTGAGTACTCTTCAGTTGCTAATTCACACAAAATATTATTCAATTCAGTAAATTGTTCTGTAGTTAAGTTTAGGTTTAAGGCTTCTTTTTTTTCAAATGCTTTTATTAAGTTTGATGCTTTATCTGATGTTTCTTTTGACATAGTTTTTACTTTACGATTAATGAGCTTTTTGTATAAGTTACTTTAGGTACTTCAACTTCTTCTCCATCTTCTGTTCCTACAAGTAATCTTCTTTGGATAGCATGATATGCTTGTTTACTTCTTTCTTCTATTTCCTTTTTCTTTTTTTCTAAGTCTTGCCATTCTTCAATGTGCTTAAAAGAAAATCTTATACCTCCGTTTATTTTTTCAAAAA